AAAAATGATGTCCGTTGAAATACCCTGTAGCATTGAACTATCGAGAACCAGATCCATCCGATCCACGGGGAATAAATATCTTCGATATAGCTGAGGACAAACAAAGATTGAAGACGTTGATGTTGAACCTAATAAGGATCCAGGCAGTGAAACAAGCGCTAGGAGGAAAACGGTTCCTAGACAAAACAATCTATACAAAATCAAAGAATATATTGAATACATCAACAGTAGGCCCACAATACATACCGGTAGAATCTTTGGGATGAAACATCTCTGATATGATACACAAAGAACCTACTGATGCACTAAGCCCTGATGTATACAACTTCACTTGAATGATAGATAAACTTGCTACTGATGATGTGGGTATAGATTCACAATCACGTGGAGTGGCAAGCCCTAACGTAGATACAGCAAGAGAGGCAGATATATTGCAGATGAACTCTAATATAAATGCGGTATTGTGATCAAAGATCAATTCATGGTGAGAGAAAAATTTCCGACAAATATGGTACTTCTTTTACAAACATTACTTCTCTACTTCAGACGAAAAATTCGTGGAATTGAATAGAGGGATATCACAAGCTGGTGATCTATTCTCCAGAAAAGATATCATATCATGAGTGGATCCAAGGATCAAGATAGAGAGGAAATGATTGATAGAGAAAGAGAACGCAGAAGTAGCATCAAAATTCCTAGAATATTATCCAGTATATATGCAGAATCCGTTACTATCACCATCATCAAAGAGATTCTTGACAAGGAAAGCTATGAAGCTACAATGACTATCACTAAGAGAAATAGAGGAATGATGTTCTCTTGAACCAGAAGAATTGGATGCAAAAGAGCAATTGATATTACTCAATAACAATATTCCAGTACAGATAGGTGATATGAGCGAAGATCATTATGTATTCCTTACAATATTCCAATCCGCACTATTGACACCGGCAACAAAGTCGGCTATAGCAGAACGTAAACAAGCTTACATACGTAGCGGACAAGCACAGAAGATGAGGGATGCTCAGATGCAGACAATGATTAATACATGATGAGGGATGGCCGGATGAAATTCTCTAGTGGAGCAATGAATGAGAAATAATTCCGCACCAAAGACAATGGTCCGCCAATAAGTTTTTATCATTTTAATATAATTGACCCATGTTAAACGTACCCTACAATCTAAACTTTATTTCAAGTAAGATTGTAAAAGACCTAGTTACAGAAGCTACGGCAAACTACATGAGAAAGGTTATCGAGTATCGTGAGTTACCAGAAAACATCAAAGCGCTCGAAGCACGATTTACCGCACAAGGCTACACGTACAAAGATCCTATGACTAACGATCAATTCAAAGAGATGGCAAAGAAACAGCTCGGAGAAGAGAAATCAAAAGATCCATTGGAAGTAAACAATCTAGCGGAGAAGCTGAAGACTGGATACACAAACCATTATCTAGAATACTACAACAAGAAACAGATGTTGGATAGAGTACCAGAGATAGTGAAACAATTCGAAGACCAGATAACTTTCCTAAAAGAACGGAAGCCAACACTCATACAAAGAATAAGAAACATTTTCGGTATCTAATATCCTTTTATATACTTTTCTTACAGAAATGAGCGAACAAACTTTACAAGAGCAATATACACAAGAGATTGGTAAATTGCCTAACAACAAAAAGAATGATCTTGAACGGATCCAAGCTAAACTCGATGCATTCAGAGCGGGCGATGCCGTAGATTCTACACCGGACGAAGATGGTAACGACACTCCTGAAGAGGGGATGATGACTATCGAAAAAAAAGACGAAGATGAACAACCAGAAGAAACTCCTACAAAAGAGGTAGAACAGAAAGTAGAGGTAAAATTATCACCAGAAGCTAAGGAGCATAACACACTCCTAAAGATCCAAGCTTTCCATGGGATTAGTAACGAAGAACTCTATAATGACGATATCTTGACTAAGAAATACAAACTAACTGAAAAAGAGTTGAAGACTATAAGAACCTATACCTCACAAGCTGAGAAGGATATAGATCTCAATTTGAATTATCATGAGATGCCAGACTACATCCAAACAATATTCCATAAGTATGGATTCAATGGAGAAACAATAAAATCAAAAGAGAAGATCACTGAACTTATTACTGGAGGTAAAAAGGCAACAGAAGAGCAAGAGCTAGAGATACATCAATTAGTGGCTTACTATGGTAAATTGAGAGCTGAAGCAATGAAATCAGATATTATCATAGAGAACCCAAGCATACAAAACCCAGACATCAAACCAGCTAAGTAATTTTATACCATAATTGACCCTAAATGAACAATATTTCAGATGGCTTCCAGCCATGATTTGATTGAGAAGCAAAAGTAGTAAATGACGAGATGTTTCGAACATCATGATTAATGGAGCTTTGTAGTCAATACCACATCGAGCCACGGTCTTTAACAGAAGATAAACTCATAGAGATATGAGTAGCACGTGATAAACTGGCTATAATACGTCCAATAATCGCCAAAAAGATACTAGAATATTATGGTATGCAATGACGGGAGATGAAAAATGCTAAGAGGGTAGATGAATCATGAATAACACAAGAACATTATGATTTCATTACAAGATCATTGAGTATAGAATGATGCTTTGCAAAATTCCTAAGAAGTAATTGCTGAGATCGTGTCGATAATAACTGAGAATGAACTCAGTACGATGCGATGGTGCAACAGTTCCCTACACCGGAGAACGCTTCACAAAAAGTTATCATTGTAAAACCAGAAGAGGTAAATAAGGTTCTAGTGAAACGATTCCAAAAGGATCTAGAGAGGATAGTAAAAGAGATGGCGGATCCGAAGACTACTACAGAACGTAAAGAAGCGCTAGAAAAATCACAGACTATTTTAGAACATAAGCTCAAAGAACTCGATGATGAAAATAACGCACAGGGAGATTGATGATCTAAATAGCTTACAGGATCATCCGGGCCGGAAAACGCTCATCTCCATAGTACAATCAAAAGTCGAAGATCTTTCTGAACAGATAGATAATATTCTCAAAACAAAGATATCAAATGAGGTAACATTTACAGTTACAGAAACAAAGGTAATAAGAAGATTATTTTTGAGGGAGGTTATTGGGCTTCCCTCTGAGATAACAGAGAAATACAAATGAGATCAGAATATTGCCAATGCGAATAAGATATTGGCAGACCGATTCAATGAGCTAGAAAAAGATTAAGCTATTAATACGTATAGATCGAGTATAATAGGGTCATACTCTTTCTATACTTATTAATGGTTTGCAATACCATTCAAAAATAATTGCACGCCCTTTAGTGGCATATTTATCATTCACAAATTACCATGGACCCAAAAGAACTGACTGACGAGGAGCTAGAAAAACAAGTTACGGCTGACGTAATCCTTGAAGCATCTTGAAAGCCCGCTGATCCGACAGCAAAAGAAACGGCTAATAAAGACCTTGAACCTAAAAAGGTTGAAGATCCAAAGAAACCGGAAGGAGAACCTAAAGGAGATGATCCAAAAGATCCTGAACCTAAAAAGGAATGAGATCCGGAATGAAAGAAGGAGGTACCTAGCTCAATCAAAACTCTTCTTGCAAAAAAGAATGAGGAAAAGAAATTGAAAGAGGATGCTCTGGAAACGGTTAAGAAGCAATCCGATAAAATTGCTGAATTGGAAAAAACTATTGCTGATTTGAAGAATCCTAACGACGACGACACTATGTCGGAAGAAGAGAGGAACGAAAAATTACAAGAAGCTATTTCCAAAAAAGCTATCGCTGAGGAGAAGAAAGAGGAAGCTCTAGAAAAATCCAATGCTATAGACACTACCGACGAAACAAAAAGAACAGCTGAGATTTGAGATTTCTTTGCGAAGAATCCAGAATTATTGGCTAACAAAAGCGAGATTATGGATCTGGCAAACGCCTATCCAGCTCTACCTATGGACCAAGTAAACAAGCTACGAGTGGCTAATACTGATCCTATGAAACTTCTCACTGAGCAAGATGTAAATAAGATAAAATGATGATTCAATCTAGCTGGGAAATTCGATAAAACCAGGGTTGCTGGTAAAAAGGCACAGGATATGTCGGACGACGAACTAGAAGCATCACTAAACGATACATTTAGCGGGTGAGGGAATATCCTTTGAGGAGGATAAAATCTTTTATTATTTAATACCTTTGCACCATGGATACAACAGCGAATATTAACAATTCTGGGCAGGTATTACAAACATGGCTATACAGACAAGTTCTGAAGAATTTCGAACCACAACTAAGGTTCTACGATATGGGAAAGAAACCAGTTTACCAAGACGGGTACCAGACACTCGCTCGAACAAGAGTAAACAGATTGGAAGTAACTCCTGCATCAGCTCTACTCAACCAGGGAATTACACCGGTTGAAACAAACATCAATCTTGACACTATTACTCTCGTACCAAAGCAATACGGTATGTACGTAACATTGTCAGACTACCTTCTCGATGTAGCTCCTATCAATCTTGTGAAAGAAGCTTCAGTAGTAGTAGGTAACAACATGGCAAGAATCATTGATTCAGTAATCCAATCAAACCTTGCTACAAACGGTACAAACGTAATCTTTGGAGGAACAGCTCTCAACAGACCAGCTCTTGGAGCGGGAGATACTGCATCAGCTAAGGATTTCGCTAAGGCAAATGCATTCCTTATGACTAAGGGCGCTCCATTATTCAGCAACGGATACATAGGAGTAACTCATCCAAACGTGATCTATGATCTACAGATGGAATCAGGAACAGGAGCATTTGTTGATGTAAACAAGTATTCTAAACCTGAGCAAGTAATGTCAGGAGAAATAGGAAAAATGTTTGGAGTAAGATTGGTATCAAGTGGATACATCCAAACATTTGCCTCTACTGTAACTGTCTATCCTACTTACATCCTAGGACAAGAAGCTTACGGTGTAGCAACACTTCAGACACTTCAAGCTTACATTACTCCTAGAGTAGCTTCTGATTCAGATCCTCTCGCACAAAGAGTAAAGGTAGGTTCAAAAGTAGCATTTGATTCTATTATCTTGCAACAGAAAGCGTTGATAAGATTAGAAACAGCTTCTTCATTGACCTTCGCTTGGTAGTAACCCAGGGGGATGCATAGCATCCTCCTTTACTTTTTTATTTTGCTTATCAAAAGAGAATGTTTGAAAAAGAGATTAACTGTCCTATTCTTACACCAACTCTACAACTAAAGACTGGTGAAGAAGAAACAGTAGAAACAGGAGCATTTAGTTTGGTAAAGATTGGTGGAGAAATCTCTCGACCTATCTACGCTAATACTGCGATGCCTGCCCTTGATGGGACTGTAGGTGATGACGAACAATCAATTTTCATCTTCGGAGTAAAATACGATGCAGATGGATTGAATGAATACATTACCATGAAATCAGAAAACAAAGCTAAAACAGAAAAGATGAACGCTAGTGATATCCCTTTGTTATCAGCTGAATATGCTCCTTTGGGGTATGTTTTGGTTATCAATGAAACAGGATCAGATTTTGTTGGTGGAACTACACCAATGAATACGTCTGGAATCACCACTATCTTCGTCAATAACTTCGGTTTTGTAGGATACTAAAACCTAGGGGATCCATGATCTCCTATAAACTGATAGAGATTTTATCATTTTATAATTGATCATGCCAAAGACAGTGCAGGACTATATAACACAACGGCTATATGATAACGGGAAGTCGGCGCAACAGGTACCTAGCGCGCTATGACGATTCAATCGTAGGATGCACGAACTCGAAGAAGAGATTGTAACTTTCGTAAATAACGATCTTTATACTGAGGCGATATCTTTAGATTTGGATGACTGAGTGAATACATACGATCTCCCTGGAGGAAACTCTATAAACGATGATGATCCATTGATACCACAACTAAAGAAATTACTCGAAGTAGCGGTAAGATATGATGATTTACAGACTATGCCTACAAAATGTAGAGAGTTCTCTAGAGATAACTACAACGCACCGGAAACACGGTACGAAACATACCAGACAACACTTACACCGCTATTCTGATTTAAGGGTAAACAGATAGTGATCTATCCTACACCTACAGCCGACGTTACAGATGGCCTAATTTTGAGATATGCAAAATCGACCGTTGATGCAGAACTAACAACCGATGAAGACGAGCTACCGTTCGCGCGGTTCTATATCAACGCTATCCTTGTCGGGATGTCCGTGGATCTTGCGAAAGCAAATAAAGATTCTAACTTACAACTTTATATGGCTGATCGGATGAGAGCGAAAAATCAATGCCTTGCAAACCTCTCAGATAGGTATATTTCCGCAACAAACCACAAGAACCCAGATTTAACTTATTTGATGTAAGACATGCAACAGATACTGGAAAAAACATGGAAATTATGACAATCATTTGATCCTAGTGTGGGATTCAAATGACAATTTCAGTATTCAAAAAATGTAGATGTATCGAACATAAAAAACGGGATAACGCTTTCATCATTGATAGAACAGAAAGTGAGAACATCACCAGTAACGTACTGTCTTTATAGCTTCAATAAGCTAGTAAGATTCTTTTCGACATGATGAAATACAGTAGCAACTTTCGCATCGAACACTAATTGGCCGACAACAGAAACAACGATAGGGAATGTACCTGGGACGATAAGCTACGCTATTGCTTTCAAATCACTTGTTTATGGATTTTGACCTAATCTTGCGGTAACTGTAGATCCTATTGCGGGTGGTACGATAACAGATATTACAGCATGAATAATATGGACAGATCCCGACACGTCTATAGTTTATACATACAGTGCTTGTACGGCACTTATGAACTACAGTAACAGTATGATACTTGTGGCCACCGGTAATTTATTATGGAGATATGTGCCTATTGCAAGTCCTGGATTGCCTATATGATGGAAAGTTATAAGAGTTTTTGAGGATGATTCACAAATTAGAGGGTTGACTATGGAATGAAATTACTTGAAAATATGGGTACAAGATAGCGGACTACAAACGAAAGTACATTATGCTACTGGTACTTTCGATGTTGAATATTCATGATTGGTACAGACAGTGAAAATAGATAATCAAATAATAGTTTCGGTAGAGAGTGATACCGTATATGATTATGTTCTATGTACGAATACCGCTACTGGTGCGAGTATAGAATATTATCTATACAGGATGCAGGGAACAAACAAAGTATTGATAAAAAGGACACTTATATCAAACTGATGATATCGGACAGATTTCCGTTATCCTGCTGGTACTAATATGCAGATGAAGAAAAGTGTATTGTATTGCCCGATGTACGATGGTATATGGACGTTTAGAAATGAGAGCGTAAGTTCATGAAACGCTTCTGGTACATTATCAGCACCTGTATTATCACGGGGACGTGATACTAACGATAGATATCCGTTCTCATCTATAATTTTCGGTAATTATCTATATACATCATACCAGGTATGACTATCGACACCAACATACGCTGAGGAAAGAGTGAATATAGAGTTCAGGCCAGAAAAATACCAGCCTTCATGATCCGTAATATGAATGATACAGGATTGAGGGTTGATGGGATTCGATAAAACAAACATAGAACTACACTTATCGTATTTATTGCCAACACCAACGATAGTTTGAGGGATACCAACAACAGATCCGGGAAAGATAAAAATTTATCTAAGGTATGATAGGGAAAGTGTTTGATTGGCATGATGATGGGACTTGATAAAAACTATCGACAACCGGACACATATGAGAGAGATAATAAACCTAACATCTAATGAGTATTTCAGGAGGGATTGGAATGTT